ACAGTGTCATCAGCCATCAGGGTATGGGTAGATGTGCATCAGATGTATTCTGCCAAGCCCTTGCGTCTGCGCTCAACGAGCACAACGACAACCTGATGTACTCTCCTGACGACACGGGCGTGTACACAGACACCGCTGAGTTCACCGATGACATACCTGAGTGCACCAACATCAGCGTGGGCTACTACAACGAGCATGGTGATCGTGAGAACCTTGACATCGTGCACTTTGCTGCCCTTGCTATTGCCGTGGCCAAGCTTGATTGGGAGGCACTGCCTACTGATCGTGACCCGACTGTGCCTGACTACAAAGACTATGGCTACGCCACATACAACAAGAACTGGTGGTCAAGCTATGGCGTGTACAAGGATGACAAGGACGACAAAGATACCAAGCTCGTGCAGAGCGATCATTGGCATGACGATGACGAGTACTTCGAGACAGAGATTCTGTTCGATGCCTTGTACGATGCGCAAGCTGGGTACTACGATGACATCATCAACCTGATCGCCGAGTGTGTGTACCCCGAAGATCCAGTGTTCGCTATCAAGTTCTTGAGCAAGCGCAAGCTGACTGACGATTTATTAGAAGAGGCCAAGCAGATGGCCCGATCCTACGACGCACCGACTGTGCTCTGCACATTGTTCGATGCTATTCACTGTGAAGCATGAAAGGAGAAATGAAATGACTAAGACAGGGTGGCCACCGCCACCTCTGATGCAGGACGACAACCCACAACTGAGCCAATGGTTTGCAAGCAGACCTGACGCTCGCTATGTTTTTATAACCAACCAAAGGAAGAAGCAAATGAAATATGAAGTACAAGTAGTTATGTCCTACTGGCAAACCATAAATGTCGAAGCCGACGATGCGGAAGACGCCAAGTACAAAGCGTTTGAAGCTTTTGACATTACCAAAGCCGACATTGGTGAGGGTGAGGCATACAACATAACACTGCTTGACAAGGTGCAGTACGTAGTCAGAAACCACAACCACACAGTACTTGGTGTGTTTGACAACGAGCATGACGCTGAGAAAGATGCCATAGAGTATCGATACCAAACAGGCAATCCCGCCTACGTAGATAAGGAGATGGCAAATGACTGACGCACAACTACAAATGGAGGCTGATGACCTCATCGCCAAGTACAAAGATGAAATCATCAAAGAAGGTGATTGGTGGTGGGGCACAGACACTCACTCGTACAACATCCACTGCCTCGATGATGAATGCGATGGTTGGTACAACGTGAACGTGTACAAGGTTGATCCAGTTACGGGCATGGACAACTACGAATGGATGATTGACTTGCCTCGTGTGTTTATTAAAGGAGAAATGAAATGAACGGAATGGACGCCTACTACAAAGGCCTACTGGCTGAACATCAACAGATGCTTGACAGGCAAGCACAAGAGGAAGAAGAAATAGACAAACTCAAAGACAAGATAGCGTTGCTACTTGAGGAGAACCACCCTGCTGAACTCGAACGCCTAACAGGTATAGACGATGTGATCTGTAAGAAGGTTGTAAACCGCCTATACATGGAAGGGTTCAATGATCGCAACTGTTGGGAGCCTGAGAGGGTAGGTGACATATGGGTCATCTTCGGCAAGAACTTCTCGGGTGAATGGATCGACGAGAACGGTGACTACGTTGGGTTCGACACTAGGAACGAAGCTATGCAATACATCAAGGAGACATTCAAATGACATACGTAGAGAAAACATTTACCGAGAACATGGGCGGGGGGTGCATGGTTGACTTCCTCCTACTGAGCGATGGCCGTTGCGTGGGCATCGATAGCGATTCAATTGTGTTGTACGAATCGTACGAACAGGCCCGTGATGGCGTTGGCTTCTTAAAGATGATTGACCTGTGGGAAGGAGAAAAGAAATGCTGACACCATGGGAAAAGTTTGAGCGAGTAGTACTTTTGTTATTGGTAATAATACTTATAGGAGATATTTTATACTGGAGACCCTATTGACTTCTGTCTACTCTTGGACAAATAATGTTCACCCAAGGAGAAACTAATGAACAACACACCCTACGATACAGGTAAGGTCAAGATCGGCCTGACCTATACACCACCACCCCCTGAATGTACGCCTGAGTCCGACTGGATACAGGGTGTACTGCTTGGCGACAAGCAAGGGATGGATGACCTACTGCTCACCACAATACAGTCCATCGGACTCATCGCTTTCATCGTAATCGTCATGCTTATAACAGGAGGAACCTCAAATGCCTGACATCCAAACTGCCTTTAAAACCGCACTTAGCAAAACCCTACAACAATGGGATGACGATGGGGAGGCTCCCCCTCTTCAACCAGTGTCATCTTCTTTTTCGCAACCAACCAACCCCACGCAACCAACGACCATGAAGAAAACTTTTAACGTGACCAACAACATCTCCCGAGTAACCTTCGACTACATCAAGAACAACCCGGGTTCTACCCGCAAAGAGATCATCCAAGCCCTTGAGCATCAAGGCTTTGCAGGCGGGTCAACATCGAGTCTGATTGCACAGATGAGACGCAACAATATGATCCATGAGAAAGATAGTTTTTACTACGCAGACATACCTGAGTACCGCCCAATCAAGTCGCTCAAGGCAATGAAGAAGATGGAACAAGTACCAGCACCACCCAAGCGCAAGTACGAGAAAAAAGCCGTGACAGGCATCGGTGCGTTGCTACGAGAGAAGCTTGAGAATACGCCTATGCCTAGCCAAGATGCGCTTGATGCTGCAGCTTATGCCATGGGTGGTAATACGCCTAAACGAATGATCTCTCTTGTACGCGTGAAGTCGCCCGAAGATATCTTAAAAGATATGACTGTGTATCAGGCACATGATTTGTACCGCCACCTTAAAGAAATGTTTGGAGGCTGACATGAAAATACCTTTCCTTGAAAGGTTCATGGCTAGGGTGCGCTCGTGGTTTCATAGAGGTGCACCGATTGTCGTGGACGCAACGCCCATAGGGGAGACACCGCAAGCTCCTGTGGCTGTGCCTGAAGAACCTAAGAAGCAACGCAAGCCTCGTGTCTCACACAAGGAGGACAGGCGCAACCTATCCGAACTGCTAGATAACCTTGATACATCGTTTGATACCTACCGCCTGCCTAGCATGAAAGAGTCTTGGCTTGAACAGGATAGCGTCATAGGCTTACGCAAGCTAGGCACGCACGTACCCAACCCATGGGAGATGCCGTGGTCTGATGACGAGGATAATATCAAGGTCAATGTGTCCAAGGCCATGCCAACGCTGATGTGTATTTGCATCGGTAACAAGGAGACACGTCAAGACTCTGCAAGTGACCATATATACCCAGACATTATGTTTGCCATCAAGCACAAGAAGCTACCTTGGTATGTTGGCTATCACTCAGGTGTGCCGTATCAGTACGGAGCCGCTTTCCGTCTCGATGGTAGGTTGTTTTGGATTCATATGTGGTTCACCATCAATCGTAAGACAGGCGCCATGCAAGCGTGTGAGGAACTGCGTACGATCACCAATATCATACCCATCAAGAACCCTGCGTCTAAACGAGGAGGGGGCGGTAGAAGCCACGTTGTTACGAAGAGGGCTTGGTCACAACCATCGTTCTTTGAGAACGATAACCATTCGATAGACCACATGCGCTTGGCATCTAAAAACATCTTTGCTGCCATGTTTAACTGGTGGGTCAAGCGTGATGAGCGCTGGAACGTGGTGGTCAAGAAGAATGGTGAGCGTGTAACATTTGGCGTTGACCAAGATCAGACAAAGCTTTATTTCAAAGACCGTGACAAGTCCGTTAAGACTGCCAGTGGGCAGACACAACGCATCGTGCACTACGTCAAGGAACATGAACGCACAGTGGGTAACAAGTCTGTCGTCATTAAGGAACATATCAGGGGCGTGCGTGAGTTCTCGTGGGCAGGGTATGAGTGCCTTGTGACTTCACCTAAGATCACTGGCAAGACAGCGGCCACATTTGATTCAGAAGGGATTGATGTCAACGACACAGATGAAACTGATTTTGTGTATTTGAGTAAGCTAGGTAAGTTGTTGGCGCAAGCCGAAGAAGTAGATAGGCGCATTGCATGAAAAAACAAGAAAAAGAAGACATGAAGGTACTTGACCTTATCCGCTACGATTACATCAGAGAGTGCTTCGTCCTGCGAGACAGCTTACGAACACGCGTACTCAACCCTTGGGAAGAACTCGCGTTGATAGACCGCCCAAGCATCTTTTTTGAAGACGTACGCTTTCGTGCCAAACAACCATCAGGCACGATCTCAAGCGAAGAAGGCTTGGGCTACAGACAGTTTGGCACATTCAGCCGTGCCGTAGAACCACTACCAAACAAACATACAGGAGTACTTGAACATGCCACGGCCAAAGCCCCCCGAACCCATAACTTTTAGAAACATACGAATGTCTGACAGGCAGTGGATGATATTTAATCAACTTGGCGGGGCTGATTGGTTGCGCACGTTTCTTGAGAAGAAAGCACCCATGCCCAAGCAGTACTACGACAACGAACTAGCGCGCATCAACAATCCTGCTGACGCCGCATTTTTAAACAGAAAGAGAGAAATCAATGACTGAGGCACAACATGGCAGAAACACCTGAGTGGAAAGTAAAGAAGGCGGTACGGCTGATGCTTGACAGGCTAGGCGTATATCACTTCATGCCCCCTGCTAACGGCTTTGGCCGTGCAGGGATACCCGACATCGTTGGCTGTATGGATGGGCACTTCATCGCCATCGAGTGCAAAGCTGGTAAGGGCAAGACCACTGCACTGCAAGACAGGGAACTTAACCTGATTCTCAACGCAGGGGGCACTGTGTTCATTGCGCGTGAGCACAACATACCAGACCTAGAACTACTACTGAAGGAGAAACGAGATGAACTACGAGGACTTTGACGGCTCAATGTCTGAGGCAGAACTGCACCGCAGGGTTCAAGCTATGTCGGACGAAGAGCAAGCCCACTTTAAACTACTGATCCACAAGCTGGTGATGTGCTACGGCACTGGCAACGCACAGGGCGTTGTCATCATTGGACGCGCTGAAGATAATGTCGCAGGAGTCGTTACCCTAAACTGTAATGAGATGGAGGCGTCGCAACTCATGTTGGCGGCAAACGATTTTTTCGGCTTTCTAAACGTCCTCGACGCACCACCCAAGGAGAAATTTAATTGAGTGCGCCATACAAACAGATCATCACGATCGACTTCGAAACCTACTGGGACACCAAGGAAGGTTATACGCTTAAAAAGATGACAACCGAGGAGTACGTACGTGACCCAAGATTCAAAGCATTTGGAGCCTGCATCCATGAGTACGGATCAGACAAACCAACCCAGTGGTACAGAGGGGATGAGCTACCGCGCATCCTTGCTTGCTATGATCCTTCTACTACTGCTGTTCTGGCTCACAATGCTCAGTTCGATATATCTATATTGGAGTGGGTATATGACTGGCATCCAAGCTTTATCTTTGATTCTCTCTCCATGGCTCGTGCTCTTAGGGGCGTGGAGGTTGGTAACTCGCTGATGATATTGGCGCAAGCTTTCGGCCTGCCCCCCAAGGGCGAAGCCATATACAAGACCGATGGCTACGCGGAACTCACACCAGCAATGGAGAAGGAGTTGGCCGACTACTGTGCGCACGATGTCTGGTTATGTGAGCAGATCTTTACCCGCTTGGCTGTTGGCTATCCTTCCAAGGAGCTACGCCTCATCAACATGACTCTGAAGATGTACACCCGTGCGTGCCTTGAGCTTGACCCCAACATGCTGACGGACGCCATACTAGATGAAAGAGAAAAACGTGAAGCCCTATTACAAAAGCTCGGCGTGGATGAAACTGCACTGGCATCGAACCCGCAGTTTGCTGCACTACTTGCGAAACTCGATGTGGTTCCGCCAACCAAGGTCAGTAAGACGACTGGGAAGCAAACACTTGCCCTCGCTAAGAACGATGCCCTATTTCAAGCGCTACTCAACGGTGAACGTGAAGACGTTGCCCTTCTATGTGAAGCGCGTCTTCGGGTTAAATCGACCACTGAGCGAACCCGTGCCCAAAGGTTCCTTGACATCAGTAAACGCGGAGCCTTGCCTGTCCCACTCTCTTACTACGGGGCGCAGACGGGTAGGTGGACGGCGAGTAAAGGTTCGGCCATCAACATGCAGAACCTCAAGCGAGGCTCGTTCCTACGCAAAGCAATTATGGCTCCCGAGGGGCATCAACTCGTCGTCGGGGATCTCTCGCAGATTGAGCCGCGAGTACTTGCATGGCTTTCAGATTACACAGACATGCTTGACATCTTCAAGGCTGGAGGCGACCCTTACGCCGCGTTCGGTGCGCAGATGTTTAACATACCCGGACTTAGTAAGGAAAGCCACCCTGACCTACGGCAGTCTGCGAAGAGCGCATTGCTCGGTTGCGGTTATGGGTTGGGGTGGGCAGCGTTCGCGTCACAACTTCTCACGGGATTTCTGGGGGCGCCACCGCAACGGTACGATTTGGGCTTTGCAAAGAAACTTGGTGTTACCCAAGCCATGGCGCAGAAGTTCCTCGACTGGGACGTGAACGTTGAGAAGCTCCAAGAGATACCGCACACCTGTACAACCAAGGAGCTAGTCATCCACTGCCTAGCGGCCAAGGCCATCATCGACAAGTACAGGGCTACGGCTACGCCTGTGGTGGACTTCTGGAGTCTGAACACTGAGCTTATCCATGAGTCGCTGTACAAGGGTAAGGAGTACAAGCACAAGTGTTTGACGTACCGCAAGGGGGAGATCGAGTTACCCTCTGGCATGAAACTGCTGTACCCTGACCTCAACATCAGGCGCTTTAAAGATCCGGCCACAAATAAAGAGCAAACAGAGTGGACATACGGGCCAGATCGTACTAAAATATATGCAGGAAAAATAACCAACAATGTCACGCAGGGCGTAGCGAGATGCGTGATGACTGATGGTATGGTGCGTACTGCAAAGAGATACTTTGTGGCGGGAACAGTGCATGACGAGCAGATCGTTGTGGTTCCTGATGCAGAGGTGCAAGAAGCTAAGACTTGGGTCTTGGCTCAAATGACTATGGAGCCGCCCTATATGCAGGGCATTCCATTGGACGCTGACGGTGGCGCACACCGTAGGTATGGGTTAGCAAAAAACTAAGGAGAAGAATGAAGTTACCAACAAGAATGAGAGTCGGCAGAAAGTGGTACAGCGTGGAGGTGGTGGAAGCCATGCTCCACCGCAAGGACATGGGGCGCACGTTCTACCCAGAGCAGTGCATCCGTCTTGGCAAAGCAAGCAACATCACTGGACGTAAGTTCACCAAAGATGAACTGGCCGACACATTTTGGCACGAGGTGGTACACGCCATATTGGAGGACATGGGACAGCATGACCTTAACAACAACGAAGCGTTCGTTACCCAGTTTGCCAACCGATTAACAGTAGCCATCAGAACAGCGAAGTTCGAATGAAAAAACCAGCATGGTCACACAGCAGCCTAAAAGATTTTGAGGGCTGTCAGCGCAGGTATCACGAGGTCAAGGTCTTGAAGAAGTACCCCTTCCAAGAGACTGAGGCCACGCGTTACGGCAATCAGGTACATCAGGCCATCGAGGACTACATCAGGGACAAGAAGCCGATACCGCCTGAGTATGCGCAGTTCCAACCTGTAGTGGACGCCATGCTGAGTAAGTCAGGCAGAGCACTTGCTGAGTACGAGATGGCCTTAACGGTGGATTTACGCCCTACCAACTGGAAGTCTCCTGACGTTTGGGTTCGAGGCATTGCCGACATCCTGATCGTTAACGATGACAACCTGACCGCATGGGTGGGGGATTGGAAGACAGGCAACAACAAGTATCCCGACAGGGATCAGCTTGTACTGATGTCGCTCATGGTCTTTGCTCACTTCCCGCACATCCGCAAGGTCAACTCTGCGTTGCTGTTCATTGTCAAAAATGATATGGTCAAGATGCAGATGACACGCGATCAAGCCGAAGCCTTTTGGTGGAAGTATCGTGAGCGTACTGCGCGTCTTGAAGCATGCTTTGAGAACGATGTATGGAACCCCAATCAAACCCCACTTTGCGGATGGTGTCAGGTCACCGGATGCGAGTTCAACCCTAAACATTAGGAGTAATGATGACACAGACCAACGGCAAGCGTGACTACAAACACGCCTACAAACTGCAAAAGAAAACAGGCGAGACAGCCGATCAAGTCGAACGTCAGAAAGCTCGTAGAGCCTATGACAAGAAAGGTGTTGAGCGTACAGGCAAGGACATCGATCACATCAAACCGCTACGTGCGGGAGGTAAGTCAGTAACAGGCAATACCCGCCTCCGTAGTAAGAGCGCCAACCAGAGCGACAACGGAAAATAATAGCTTGGAGAAGCAATGGAAATCGTAGAAGACAGAGCACTTATCTTACGCACAAGGAACCCGCACAAATACAAAGTCATACCCAAACACAAGATCATCGAGCGCATGGATGGTGGCTACGATGTGGCAGTGTATTGGGGGCTTGATGAAGCGCGGGTCTTGCGTAACCTAGGTGTTAAAAATGTACCGTCGCCTATCACTAGGCGCTATGACTGGCCGGGGCGTTACAAGCCCATGGCTCACCAGATCGAGACGGCAGCGTTCTTGACGCTGTGCCGTAGGGCATTTGTGTTCTCGGAACCCGGCACTGGCAAGACTTTGTCAGCACTGTGGGCGGCTGACTACCTGATGAAGCTAGGCAAGGTGCGTAGGGTTCTCATCCTGTGCCCCCTGTCGATCATGCACAGCGCATGGATGGGTGACATCAACAACAGCATCATTCATCGCTCGGCAGTTATCGCGCACCATCCTCAAGCTAGTCGGCGCATCGAGATGATTCAGCGAGATTACGAAATTGTAATCACGAATTACGAAGGCTTGAACCTGATTGCCGAAGAGGTGGCCAACGATGGGCGCTTTGATCTTGTGATCGTGGACGAGGCCAACGCCTACAAGACCATCACAACCAAACGCTGGAAGTCTCTGGCATCGATCCTGAACCCTAACACCTACCTGTGGATGATGACAGGAACGCCGGCATCGCAGTCGCCTGTGGATGCGTACGGCTTGGCAAAATTAGTCAACCCCGAAGGTGTGCCCAAGTTCTTCACGGCATGGCGCGATCAGGTCATGAACAAGGTAACGATGTTCAAGTGGGCGGCCAAGCTCGATGCCAAGGAAAGAGTACACGAAGCCTTGCAACCCGCAATACGCTACACCAAAGCACAGTGCCTAGACTTACCGCCAGTGATTACCATGACCCGAGAGGTAGCCCTGACACCACAGCAGAAGAAGTACTACGATCTCTTGAAAGAGCGCATGCTTGTGCAGGCCGCAGGGGAAACCATCACGGCAGTCAATGCCGCCGCTGGTGTGAGTAAGCTCTTGCAGATCAGTTGTGGAGCCGCCTACACAGACGACAAGGAAGTGGTTGAGTTTGACTCAGCGCCTAGACTTGCTGTACTGGAGGAGATATTGGAGGAGACTGATCGCAAGGTCATCATCTTTGCTTTGTTCCGAAGCACCATCGACACCATCAGCAGATACCTCACCAAGAAGGGTATTGTCAATGAGTGTATTCATGGAGACATCACACCAAGCAAGCGTGGGCAAACGATCAACCGCTTTCAGACCGAGCCAGACCCTAGGGTATTGGTGATGCAACCCGCGGCATCTGCGCACGGCATCACGCTGACTGCCGCTGACACTGTGGTGTTCTATGGGCCACTCATGAGCGTGGAGCAGTACATCCAGTGCTGTGCCCGTGCTGACCGCAAGGGGCAAGACTCAGACAAGGTAACTGTGATTCACATTCAGGGTAGCCCGATTGAGAAGCGCATGTTCCATGTACTGGAAGGTAAAGTTAGTGACAACACACTTCTTACCGATATGTTCGAAACTGAAATTAAATCTTGAAAGGGGTATTGCAACGATTAAATTTACATGTACACTGTCCAACCTTAGACAAATAATTAAACAGGAGAAGCAATGGAAGAAGAAGCCGTACCGTTAGACAAGCTGGTAAAAATCTACCGCAAGCTACGTACACGCATGACCGAACTGACCCAAGCGTACGACACACAAGCTGAAGTACTCAAAGGCCAACAGGACGAGATCAAGAATGCGATCAAAGAGCAGATGAAGGCCATGGGGGTCACATCTGTACGCACTACCGAGGGCACGGCAGTTATGTCCGTGAAGACTCGTTACTACACACAAGACTGGGACTCGTTCAAGAAATTTATGATCGAGCATGAGGCCGTGGACTTGTTAGAAAAGCGAATTGCGCAACTCAACATGGCGCAGTTTTTGGAAGAAAACCCCGGGGTCGTACCGCCCGGTCTGAATTCAACATCTGAGTTCGACATCTCTGTACGCAAACCAACTTAAATGGAAAACAAAATGAGCAATATTGCAATGTTCAATCCCTCAAACGTTCCTGCTTTCGCTAAGAACGCAGAACTTTCTGCCACAACTTTGGCTTTGGCCGGTGGCGTTAACACCAGTGCTGGCATGAAGCGCGTCTCCATCAAGGGTGGCGTGTTCCGGCTGTTGTCTGGTGGCAAGGAGATCGCATCGATTGAAGACCGCCACTTGGATGTGATCGTGGTCAAGGCGGCTCCCAAGGTCAGCCGTATCTTCTACGCGGGCTCCTACGACAAAGACGCGGCTGCAGCCGCCCCTGACTGCACCTCTGCTGATGGCGAGAAGCCCGATGCAGGCGTGAAGAATCGTCAGTCCGCAAGCTGTACCACATGCCCACAGAACATCGCTGGGTCTGGCAATGGTCAAAGCCGTGCCTGCCGTTACCAACAGCGCTTGGCTGTGGTCTTGGCTAACAACCCATCAGGTGATGTCTTGCAGGTCACACTGCCTGCTACATCCATCTTTGGCAAGGAAGACGGCGAGAAGCGCCCACTGCAAGCCTACGCTCGTTACATGGCGGCTCAGACTCCTCCTGTCAACTTGGATGCCATCGTGACCCGTATGAAGTTCGACACCAAGGCTGAGTCACCCAAGCTGATCTTCGCCCCTGTGCGTTGGTTGACTAATGACGAGTACGTAACAGCCGTTGAGCAGTCCAAGTCCACGGACGCTGAGAAGGCCGTGGCCATTACCCCTGCCGCCGCTGATGGCGTTAGCACCCCTGCTCCGTTGGCTATTGAAGGCAAGCGCCCCATGGGGGAGATGATGGAAGAAGACGAAGACGCCGCGATCGCGGCTGAACGTGCCAAAGCCGCCAAGCCCAAGAAAGCCAAGGCCGTTGAGGTCGAGGCCGAAGAAGAACCCGAAGTGCGCAAAACCGCAACCAAGGTTGAGTCCGTCCCAGTTAAGAAAAACAAGCTGGCCGACATCGTTGCTGATTGGGACGATGAGTAACTAAATCGGGGGGAACGCTGTGCAAAGGCTTTTTTAGCTTGCAGACGAGCAGTTAGTACCCCCACCTATACACATGGCCTACTCACAAAAAATCATTGACGAAGTAGCGAAGACACCCAAGTCTCTGGGCAACCAGCTTGGGCGTTGGGCGATCCACCATGACTTTCCGGTCACGAAG